TGAAATTTTTAGGTTTAACAATTTGATTTTTATTTGTAATTTTTTTTATAGAAATATGAAAGTATTTATTTTTTTTCAAATTATTTAAATACTTATAAGATTCATATATATCATTGTATAAGTCAAAAAAAATATCATTTGTTTTTTTTGTTTGATTTATATTATTTATGTATTTATTTTTTGAAAAAAATAACATTATTTGTTCACTATTTTTAGATAATTTCATTTTATTATATGAAATGAAATTATTTATTAAATTATATCAAATGAAATTATTATTTAAACATAATAAACAGGAACATTTAATCTTACAGCTCCTAAATTCTCTTCTGAACCAACACCAAAACGTTGTGCCATGTATAAATTTTGAACAGCAACGGAAGAAGAATATCTTTTAGAAAAAGCAATTCCACTATCTTTAAATAAAGCGCCAAGAAATTCAGGTCTGGTGTGATGATTTTCATTAATACTATTACCGCCAGCAGTACCATAAACTAGTGTTTCACTTCCATTAACGTCAGTATTGTTAGCAGATCCAGAATATGCAGTACTAGCAATAAATATTTTTTTAGCAAAATTTATAAAACTATTTCCTAAAGGAGCGCCAGAAGCAGTTGTCGCACTGCTTAATAAAGATACTATTTGATTTGCATTATTTGCACTCAATGTACATTTTCCAGTATCTAAAATTGGTGTTCCATCATCCATTACAAACATTAATCTAACACCATTTTTTCCTGTTGTAGCAGATCCAGTAGTATTAGTAGAATTTATTCCGTTAAGAACAGATACAGAAGAAGCAATTAATTTATAATAATTGACTGCACCAGTCAATCCAGCAACAACAGTAGAAGCGCCATAAGGATTATCCAATACTGTTTTTAAAGCATCTTGAACAGTTACATTATATGCAGCAATAGAAGCAGCAGTTGAAGCAGAAACAGTCTGTGAAATATCAACTAAATAATCACCATTACCACCAGTTGTACCATTAATTTGCGTTAAAACACCAACAGAAGTTGCACCAGTAATGCTAATAAAAGTTCCCAAGGTAATTGGAGTACCTGAAATTCCAGAAACAGTTAATGTTGTTCCACTTTGGGCAACAGTAAAAGAAGCGGCAGTCTGTGTAAAACTAGAGTTTAACAAAACACTCATTTGCTGAGTCAAAAAAGGTTTATTCGCATAAACATTAGCAGCCATTATACGTTAAATAAATATTTTTTTTTTTACAAAAAAAATAAATTTTTCTAAAATTTTAGAATTATTTTTTCTAAAGTTTTAGAATTATTTTTATTTACTTTATTTTTTTATTTATATTATTTATAAATGGATTTGTTTTATAACAGTGATTCAAATAATAGTTTGTTTAATGATTCAGATGTATTTAGTCAAGTTAACCCTTTAATTAGTAATAATGATGATGGATTACCATTTGTATCTGTTTTTCCTACTTCACCAAATTTATTAACTGGTTATTCATTTTTTGGTACAATTGTTTTAAATTGGGCAGAACCTACTTCATATGGAAACTCATCTGCAATAGCATATAATGTTTTTCAAGATGGTGTTTTACTTACATCAAGTCCTATATATGAAACAACTTATACAATAAATAATTTATCTCCTAATACTAGTTATACTTTTTCTATTGTTCCAATTAATGGTAATGGTTATATCGGAGTTGGTTCATACATAACTTTAAATAGCGCTTGTTTCAAAAAAGGTACTAAAATATTATATTTTAATGAAGAAACTAATTTAGAAGAATATATTTTAATTGAAAAATTAAGAAAAGGAATGAAGGTAAAAACTTCTCTTGATGGATATAAAAAAATAGAACTAATTTGCAAATCAAACCTTTACAATACATTTAAAGATAAAAAGAACAAGGATGGATTATACAAATTAACAAATGCAAATTATCCTGAATTATTTGAAGATTTATATATTACTGGTGCACATTCTGTTTTAGTTAATTATTTAACAGACGAACAAAGAACAGATATAAAAAATCTACTAAATGATGTGTATGTTACTGGTGACAAATATCGTTTACCAGTTTGTTTTGATGAGAAAGCAGAACCTTATAATGAAGAAAAAGATTTTGAAGTATGGCATTTTGCTCTAGAAAATGAAAATTATTTTGGAAATTACGGAATTTATGCCAATGGATTATTAGTAGAAACATGTAGTATCAGATATATAAAAGAAATGCTAAATTGTGAAATAATTGAATAATTGAATAATTGAATAATTTAATAATTGTATATTTAAATTTTGTTATAATAATATTATATGGATAGTTATATTATTATTATTTTAGGAATTATACTTTTTATTTTAATTTTATTAAATCATATATCTTTGCAAACAGTAAATGTGCAAGCAAAAGCAGAAGATGGCAATTGTTCTCAAACTGTTTATGGATGTTGTCCTGATGGTGTAAATTCAAAAATTGATTTTTATGGAACAAATTGTCCTAGTTACAAACCACCACCAGGGTATCCGAATGTTCCACCTCCACCTCCGCCTCCAGGACCAAACCCATATGTTCCTAAACCTATTGGTGGATGTGCAGGAACAAGGTATGGTTGTTGTCCTAATAATTATACACCAAAAATAAATGAACAAGGTAGCAATTGCATAATTACATCATAATTATATTCATTTTTATAAAATATAATAATAAATAATAAAATGATAAATAAAATGATAAATAAAATGATAAATAAAATTGCAAAATTACCCAATGAAATTCAAGATAAAATAATATCTTATACTTATAAGTTTCAAAACAAAAAATTAATAGAAGATATTATAAATTATAATATAACAAAAAAAATAATTCTTGAAAAATATTATCAATATTGGATTAATAAAATTGGAGATCTTGAACCAGAAGATAAATATTGGTTAGTAAATGATATTATTCTTTATCTAAATAAAAATGAAGAAAATAACACTTGTTATGTAGATAATTATTATATTTTTTTTAGTCGTAATTATTCATTAAATAATAAAAAAAAAATTAATAATTATATTTTTAATTTTTATAAAGAATCTGCAAATAAACAAGTAAATATATTTTGGGGATTATTAACACCAAATGAAAGAATTGAATTTATTGAAACAAATTGATTTTTATTATATATTTTATTATATATTTTATTATATATTTTAGACCTTTTATCGTAAAAACGTTAAAATAATTATGTTCTTATATATTCATATTGAGTGTAAACCCAATTATAATCTAATGAATTTTCAATATAATACATTTGACGACATTTATTACGATTAATGGATTTTGGATACTGTTTTCCAATCCAAACTGAATATTTTATAAAATCATCATTTTCATTTACATCTATTTGAATAACATCAGAGTTATTCATTTGCCTTCCTTCATAATTATATAGATTAGGAAAATAATACTTGTATCTTAATTCATTATTATAAATTTCAAAATATTCTAAACAAAACGTAATAAAATGAAGTACACGATATCTATCATCTGTTTTTGGAATAATAGAAATAATTTCCCCTTTTCTCATAATAAAATGTTCATCATATAAAAGAATATAATTTATTATATCATGCGGTAAGTTACTAAATATATGTTTCATTTAAAAAATATATGTTTATTTTTTAAGTTATTTTTCAAGGTATAAAATGAGGAAAGGTGTAAATCTTTGAACATTTTTGTTATAATTCATTACGTCTAATTTTTTCACGAATTAACATTAATTCATCGCACACTTCTGGTTCTTTTCCTTTTACAAAATATGTTAATTTTGCATTATTTGTTGCTAATAATAAGTTTTTCAAATCTTCATTTTGAGTAAATTTAGCGTATTGCGCTGCATATAATTCTTTTTTATGTCTTTTTCCAAAAAAATCAGGGTCTATTTCTACTTCTTTTGGGCGCAATAATTCTGTTTTGTATTTACCTGTTTTACTTCCCGCTGCTTTAGCCATTATAGGATCTTTAGATAAATCTGTTCCTGAATCTAGAGAGAAACTTAAATAAAAATCTGGATGCATACGTTTAAATTTAGATCCTTGATAATAATGTTCTACAGACGCCCACTTATGATTATCTAATGTAAAATTTTCTACCCAAAAATCAGACAATTTTTTACGCCATTGTGGTATAGTTGCTAGTTCAGAATATTCTTTTAATTTCATATTAGGAATTTTCTCTCCATTTCCTTTTCCTGGTAATGGTTTATCCAAAGATTTTGCATAAAATTGAAAAACAATATCATCATCATATAATCCTCTCAATTTAGATTCTGTAAGATCTTCATAATGCGCTTCTTTAATAAGTGACTTTGAAACACCTGCTTTAAACTTTTGAAAATCAGGAATTAATGAGAATAATCCTGAATTTTTTTCTAAACACTTGTCATGAATCATTTTTTTTAAATCATATGGTAATTCTATAAATTTAAAAATTAATTTTTTCTTGTAACCAATTAATTTATAATGATCGCCTGTATGATCAACAATAATATAAAATTCAGGTAAAAAACGTCCTCTTTCTTCTAATATTTTATCAATTGTTGTTCCACAATTTAATACATTTTTAAAATCATCATTTTTATAATTTTCACTTGATAATATAATAAATTTAAAATTTAATATTCTCTCTAATGTAGAAATTGCCCAAGTATCCGCCCAAAAGTCGCATTTCTTTATTTTATTTTTAAACAATTCAAAAGTATCAATTCCTTTCATAAATTTAAATTCTTTTAATATTTGACTTGTTATTTTTTTTTCATTAACTAATTTGTCATGTTGTTTTTTTACTTCAGTTGCTTGATGTGCAATCATTTTTTTCTCATTTCTGTCAATAACACTAGCAAATTTTTCTTGTAATATAATATATTGTCCTTCTAAATCTTTTATTAAAGTAGTATCTCTTATTAAAGCAGCGTTATACATATCATATTGTTCTTTATAATCTAAAAAAGTTTTTTCTGTTGCTTCATTTGATAATTTTGTTCTTATTTTATTTACTGATGTTTGTTGACCAATACTTGAAAAAGCGTCACGAACAGTTGCAAATAAACAATCACCTCCACCTTCATTATCTGTAATACTATAATTTTTATTTTTCATAAATTTTTCTACCCATAAGTCCTTAGGTGATGCATGATATTTCTCTCTATAATCTTTCGCTTGTTCTTTAGTTTCTTCTCTTAATAATGGTTGTAAAATAATACCATTTGTTAAAGTAAAAATATCTTTTCTTTCTTCTGGAATTTCATAATCTTCATTATATTCTATTTCATCGTTTTCTTCTTTTTCATCTTCACTTTCTTCTCCTTCTTCTAATACTTTTCTTAATGGTACTTCAGGTGTTAATCTCATTTTAGATAAAAAAATAGCGTTAGCAAAAGAATAAATTAATGGTTCATTTGTATTTTCTATATCTAAATTATTATCTTCATCCAAATAAGATAAGTAATCTGTTCCTCTTATTTCATATAACCCAATTTGTATAACTTTATTATTATGTTTCACCAAATAAATTGGAAAATATAATATATTTTTATCTTCAAATGTATTTTTTGCATTTCCAATAGCAATAATAACATCAATACCATGTATTTCAATTTGATATAAATTTGCTTCTGTTTTTAAATCTCCTGAATCAACACTTTTTAATTCTGGATAACTAATATCATTATTTAATTTAGATAAAACCATTTTATATTTTATATTTTATTATAATATTTTTTTAATATTATAATATTTTTTAATAATATAAGTTTTTTAATAATATAAGTTTTTTAATATATAAATCAAATAGTAATTAGAAAAGATTATAATAAAATAATAATTAAAATATAATAAATTTTTTCATGAATTTATCTTTTTTTAATTCATCAATATAAAACCACAATTTTTTTCTTTTTATAACGATATTTTCATTTTCTTTATTAGTTTCAAATAAAATTAAAAATTGAATAATTTCGTCTTTATTACATTTTTTTGATTTTAATTCTTTTGCAATTTCATAATATTCACATATTAATAATAATTCTTTTACAGTAAAATTGTCATTGTATTCAACCATTTTAAAAATAAAATCTTCTGGTATTGTATCTTTTGAATCAAATAATAAATGATTTAATTCAAAATCAATGTCATTTATTTCATTTTGTTCATTTGTTTCTTCTTTTATAAAAAAAAAAATATTTTCATTATTATCCATTTTATTATCCATTTTATTATATATTATATTATTTATATTATATTACGTTTAAATTTATTTTTACATATCAATTAAATCCATAAATTTAAAAATAGTTTTTGTTGTTAAACTTTTATAATCTTTTACATTACTTTTGGCAATTTTTTCTATAATTTCATTAATAGAAAAACCATCAATTTTTTCATAATTATCATTATATAATTCATTTTTGTATAATATAGAAACTATTTCTGCAATTTCATCTACTTGATTTTTTTTATTGTCTTCATTTATAAATGTATAAATATTAAATAATAATAACCTAGTTATATTTATAATAACATCTTTTGAAATAATATTATTCAACATAAGATTTAAATAAAATGACGCTAACGCTTTTCTTTTTTCATTTATTTTATTTATTTCACAAAATTTATTATAATCTACATCTTGATCCACATATTCAATATTATTAAACAATTCTGTAAAATTTGATAAATTTGTATCTATAAGTGCTTTAACTAATTCATATTTTAAAGATAAATCTGTATACAAGTTAGCATATAATTTTGAATAAAAACGATTATTAGAAGCAATATCAAATATTATATTTATTACTTTTGTAACATCTTCATTATTTGTATTACTTTCTATTATTTTATCAATAATTTCAAAAATTTTATTAGATATTTCTACATAATTTTTATCATTCAATCTATTCAAATTACTACGAATAGAATCTATTTCTGCATTAATTCCCGTAGTATTTTTCAATTTTGTTGTTTGAAAAGTTCTAAATACTTCCCAGTCTTCATCATTTACAATTTCTGTTGATTTATTTTTATTACGTCTATTATTTTTTTTTGTATTAATAGGTACAGATAATAATTCTGTTTTTAATGGATTTTCTTTTTTTTGAAAAACAGGAGTTTTTACATAATCTGGAGAACCTACTTCTAACGCTAACTCAGAAATAATTTTAATAGTATTTTCAGGTATTTGAAAATCAAATCCTTGATTTAAAATATATTTAAAATTATCAATAGAGTATTTTGCTATTTTCGCTGACATTTTTCATAATATTAACTTTATATATTTATATCAATTTTTTTATATAATAATTATAAATACACTTAAATAGATTTTAATAATTATATAAAATAATGAATACAGTTGAAACGGATTTGTTTGAGTGCAATAGTAACACGGATGAAGAGATATACAATTCTTCATATGAAATAAAATCATGGGATGAATTAGAAATAGATCCCAAATTATTAAGAGGAATTTTTGCTTATGGATTTGAAAAACCTAGTCCTATTCAGCAAAAAGCAATTCGTCCTTTAATTCAAAAAAAAGATATAATTGCTCAAGCGCAATCAGGAACTGGTAAAACAGCGTCATTTACAATAGGAGCGTTGGCAAATGTTGACACAACTATTAATAGTACTCAAATATTAGTTTTATCACCAACAAGAGAACTTACTACTCAAACAGCAAAAGTATTCATGAATTTAGGATCTATGATGGATAATTTGCGTGTTCAAACGGTTTTTGGTGGTTCAACAATGGAAGATAAAAGTATATTTTTAGATAAAAATATTCCTCATGTTATTTGTGGTTGTCCTGGTCGTGTAAATGATATGATGCGTCGTGATAAAATTACTTCTAAAGATATTAAATTAGTAATTTTAGATGAAGCAGATGAAATGTTATCATTTGGTTTTAAAGAGCAAGTTTATAACATATTTCAATATTTCAGTAATAATGTTCAAGTTGCTTTATTTAGCGCTACATTACCAGAAAATATTTATCCAATTATTAATAAAATAATGCGTAATCCTGTAAAAATTAGTGTAAAACGAGAAATGTTGACATTAGAAGGTATTAAACAATATTTTATTGCAGTAGATGATGATCGTCAAAAATATGCTACATTAAAAAATTTGTTTTCTTTTTTATCTATATCACAATGTATTATTTACTGTAATAGTGTAAAACGTGTTCAAGAACTATTTGAAGCTATGACAGAAGATGGATTTCCTGTTTGTAGAATTCATAGTAATATGGATAAAAATGAAAGAGATAAAACATTTAGTGATTTTAAAACTGGAACATATCGTGTTCTTATTTCATCAAATGTTACAGCGCGTGGAATTGATATTCAACAAGTTAGTATTGTAATTAATTTTGATTTAGCAAAATGTGTTCATACATATCTACATAGAATTGGTAGAAGCGGTAGATGGGGTAGAAAGGGTGTAGGTATTAATTTTATTACTAGGAGGGATGTTTATAAACTAAAAGAAATTGAAAAACATTATTCATGCGAAATTGAAGAAATGCCAATTGATTTTGGTTTTTTATCTGGTGTTTAGATAAATAATCTACATTCGTACATTGACTATGCGTAAAATAAATTCATTATATTTCTTATTTTAATATAATGAATACTAATCAAAATGACAAATCACAAGAAAATGATCATAAAAATGATGATAAAAATAATAATGAAAAACAATTTGAAACTAATAATTTATTAAATAAATTAAATGATGTATTTAAATTACCAATTTATTATAATGAAAAAAAAGTAGAAATAAAAGAAAATATAGTAAAAGATTTAGAATTAATAAATAATCAAACAAATGATTCATCGTGTAATCCAATTTATACATTTTTATTTAATAATGATAATGATGTTTCTATAAAAATAAATGAACAATTTGCAAAATATTATACAACAGATATAAATTATTTAAAAGAAAATCAAAAACTTTTACAAGAGTATATTCCAATAAAAAATAAATACAAAAATAAATCAAAAAATTATCAAAAAATAATAGATATATGGTCTGAATTAAAAATAGAATCAGGATTTAAAGAAAAATATTATTATGTAGATTGGGAAATATTAGAATGGTTAAATACGTCTGAATTTTTTTTACAATTTATGAGTTTATATAATTTATTCTCTCCTGTTTTTTCACTTCTTATGCCTTTATTATTACTAATTGTTCCATTTTTAATTATTAAAGTAAAAGGATTAGATATTTCAATTGAACACTACTGTGCAATATTAAAAGTACTTGCACAAACAAATTCAATAGGAAAATTATTAACTGCTAACTTTAATGAAATACCATTTCAAGATCAAATATATATATTTGTTTCTGCTGGATTTTATTTATTTTCTATTTATCAAAATATTATGGTTTGTATTCGTTTTCATAAAAATATGATTGCGATTCATGATCATTTTAAAGAAATAAAAATATATTTAAATGATACTATTAATAGAATGCAAAATTATATTAGTTATTCTGATAAATTTAATACTCACAAAATATTTAATGATTTACTTAAACAAAAACTTACTTTATTAAAAGATATTTGTTTTAAATTATCAAATATATCAGAATACAAATTAATGAATTTAACTAAAATTAAAGAAATTGGTACTTTATTAAAATACTTTTATCAATTGCATACAGATAAAACATTTGACAACCTTATTTTATATTCTATTGGATTTAATGGTTATATTGATTGTATAGAAGGATTACAAGAAAATATTTTAGAAGGAAAAATAAATTATGCATCATTTATAAATAAAAAATCTAAAAAATCAAATAAAAGTGTATTTAAAAACAATTACTACGCTTGTTTAAAAAATGAATCTCCTATTAAAAATACTATTCATTTTAATAATAATTTAATTATTACAGGTCCAAATGCATCAGGTAAAACAACTATTTTAAAATCAGTTTTAATAAATATTATATTTACACAACAGTTTGGTTGTGCATTTTATGATTCTGCCAAATTTAAACCATTTGATCATATACATTGTTATTTAAATATTCCAGATACTTCTGGGCGCGATAGTTTATTTCAAGCAGAAGCTAGAAGATGCAAAGAAATTATTGATTATATAAATAATAATAAAACAGATACACATTTTTGTGCATTTGATGAAATATATTCAGGTACAAATCCAGAAGAAGCGGAAAATAGCGCTTCATCATTTATGCTTTATTTACAAAAATACAAAAAAGTATTTTCAATACTAACAACACATTTTATAAATGTATGTAAAAAATTAGAAAATATTGATGGAATTATTAATTGTAAAATGAGAACAATGAAACAAAATAATATTTTGAAATATATGTATAAATTAGAACCAGGTATTTCAGATGTAAAAGGTGGTATTAATGTATTAACAGAAATGAATTATCCCAAAGAAATAATTGACAATATTTTATAGCAATTTTATATTTTATATTTTATATTTTATATTTTATATTTTATTTTTATATTTTTATAATATTCGTTAATTCATTAATTAATTAATATATTCTTTTTGTAATAAAATGGCCTCATTAAGTGATTTATTTAATCCTACTTTTTTAATGTTTTTAGGAATATTAGTGCTTGTTTCTGCTATGATGGTTGTTTATTTTGAAAGTAAACTAAGAGAACAAAATCATAAAATTACTTCTATGTTTAGTTTGGTTTCTACTTTAGCAGAAGATATGAATAATATAAGAATTACATTCGGTCATACATTGAATCAAATAGATATGCAAAACAGTAATATTGACATTTCTTTAGAAGAACCAAGATTAAAATTAATTCCTGTTTCGGATGACGAAGAAGATGAAACAGATGATGAAGATGACAGACAGGATGAAGATGACAGCGAGGATGAAGATGAAAACGATGATGAAGATGAGGGTGAGAGCGAGAATGATAGTTTTGAAGTTGATGAAAACTGTCACGATGAAGAATTTAATATTAAAGTTTTAAAAATAAATTCTAATGAAGAAAATGACACTTCTAATTTAGTATTGAATGAAATTTTAGAAATAAATGAACAAGACAATAAAGTAATAATTGAAGATTCAACTAATATAAAAGATGAATCTAATATAAAAGATGAATCTGATATAGAAGAATTGAATTTAGATGAAAATGAT